CACCCCGAACTTGTTGAAGATGAGTTCTTCCGTCCACACGATACCGCGGTAATTACAATACCACAAAAATCACCAGAAGGTTCAATCCTTCGTCACGAATCAGTATTCCAAATGTTGGAACGTGTTAAAAAAGTTTCACAAGAATGGATTCGTCCTGGACACAGAGGTGGACAAAATACACACAACGTTTCAGCTACAGTGTCAATTAAGGAAGATGAGTGGGAGCTAGTTGGTGACTGGATGTGGAAAAATCGTAAATTTTACAACGGATTGTCCGTATTACCCTACAACGGTGGAACTTACACACAAGCCCCTTTTGAAGACTGTACTCAAGAAGATTTTGAAAAACTTCTCTCAACACTAAAAGACGTTGATTTGACAAAAGTTATTGAGTTACAAGATAACACCGACCTTCGTGGTGAAGTGGCTTGTGCTGGTGGAGCTTGTGAAATTGTGTAATTATGAAAGTTACTTGGGGAAATAATATAACATTAACTTATCAAGTACTATTAGCATTTTACAATTTAAGAAAACAAAACGGGTAGTATGATACGTTCAGCATCAAATGATTGGGTTCAACAACTATATGTTCAGGAGACAACAAAAAAGTCTCCTGAGCCTGATTTTTATAAGGATGAAAACGGTAATATTGTTATGAGTGAATCTTACCATATTAAAAGAGGAAGTTGTTGTGGAAATAGATGTAAAAATTGTCCTTACGAACCTCTCTATCAAAAAGGTAATAAAACCTTTAAAAAATCACTACGAAAGTAGTGATTTTTTTTATTTATATAAAATATACCAATATTATATTTATTAGATATGGCAAACGGAGTAACATATGGTATAAATTTTCCATTTCTTGATTCATACGTTGGAAAATATTTAGATTGTTCTGATAGTACCGAAGAGGAAATAAGGACTAATTTAGTTCATTTACTTTTAAGTCGTAAAGGTACTAGATATTTTTTGCCTGATTTTGGTAGTAGATTATATGAATATATTTTTGAACCATTAGACGGTCCAACTTTTAGTCAAATTGAAGATGAAATTAGACAATCTGTTGAAACTTATTTACCTGGAATTACAATTACAAACATAAAAATAACTGACGCTTCTATGGATGAAGAAAGTAGGGGAACATATATTAACGGTGAAGGAAAAAGAGAATTTACTGTTAATAATATTTCACAACTTGAACATACCGCAAGGATTAGAATAGATTATAGAAATACTAATTCCGCATTTGATGCCAGTGACTTCGTAATTATTAATGTATAATAGATATGGCTAATAAAAAAATTTCATACACCACAAGAGATTTTCAAGGGATTAGAACCGAGTTAATCAATTTTACCAGAACTTATTACCCCGAATTAGTTCAGAATTTTAACGATGCGGGGGTTTTCTCTGTATTTTTGGATTTAAATGCTGCTGTAACAGACAATCTACACTTTAATATTGATAGAAGCATTCAAGAAACGGTATTACAATATGCACAACAAAAATCATCAATATATAATATCGCCAGAACCTATGGTTTAAAAATACCGGGACAAAGACCTTCTGTTGCGTTAGTTGATTTTGCAATTACCGTACCTGCGTTTGGAGATAGGGAAGACTTAAGGTATTGTGGTATATTGAGGAGAGGTTCACAAGTTAATGGTGCAGGACAACCGTTTGAAACTGTTTATGATATTGATTTTGCATCTGCGGTTAATGCCGAAGGTTCCCCAAATAGATTAAAAATACCAAATTTTGATGGTAGTGGTAGATTGTTAAATTACACTATTGTTAAGAGAGAAGTTGTGGTTAATGGATTTACAAAGGTGTTTAAAAGAACTATAACACCAAACGATGTTAAACCATTTTTTGAATTATTTTTACCTGAAAAAAATGTATTAGGAATAACAAGTGTTCTTTTAAAAGACGGTACACAGTATAGTAATGTTCCACCACCACAAGAATTTTTAGGTATTGAAAATAGATGGTATGAAGTTCCTGCTTTAGCGGAAAACAGAGTCTTTATTGAAGATCCAACAAAGGTTTCGGATCAACCTGGTATTAAGGTAGGTAAGTACATTACAACGGATAGTAAATTCATAAGTGAATACACACCTGAAGGTTATTTAAAGATGACATTTGGTGGTGGTAATGTTTCTGCCGATGAGCAATTAAGAGATTTTGCAAGAGACGGTTATACGTTAGATTTAAGTAAATACATCAATAATTTAGCGTTAGGGTCGGCATTAAAATCAAACTCAACATTATTTGTTCAGTATAGAGTTGGAGGTGGGCAAGCAACAAATTTGGGTATTAATATTATTAATCAAATTGGAACCGTTTCATTTTTTGTTAATGGTCCTTCAGAATCAATAAACACAACCGTAGTTAATTCATTAGCATGTAATAACGTTACCGCAGCGATTGGAGGTGCAAACGCCCCAACAACAGAAGAAGTTAGACAATATGTATCATTTAATTTTGCGGCACAAAATAGAGCGGTTACGATAAATGATTATGAATCTATATTAAGAAATATGCCATCACAATTCGGTGCGCCTGGTAAAGTAGCAATTACTGAAGAAAATAATAAAATAAAAATCAAGATGTTATCATACGACTCAAATGGTAAGTTAACTGAAGTTGTATCAAATACTTTAAAAAATAATGTTGCTAATTACCTATCAAATTATAGGATGATAAATGATTATATTTCTATAGAGTCTGCTAATGTAATTGATTTAAGTGTTAATGTTGATGTTGTTTTAGATGCTAGTCAAAATCAAGGTTCTGTTGTTACAAAAATAATTGATATTATTACCAACTATTTTAGTCCATTACAAAGACAAATGGGTGAAAATGTTTATGTGTCAGAATTAAGAAGACAAATACAGAATGAAAACGGGGTGATTAGTATATCTGATATGTCATTTATTAATAATGTAGGAGGTCAATACTCTTCTTCCCAAACGTCACAAGCATATTCAGATCCGGTAACAAGAGAAATTGGTTTAATTGCGGATACCATATTTGCGGAACCAACACAAATATACCAAGTAAGATTACCAAATAAGGACATTAATGTGAGGGTTCTTAATTTGAAGACGGTCAATTTCTCTTGATGATTTATTTTTAGGATAAAAGAATTATTTTTTGAAAATAGGAAATAAACTATTTATCAAAAAAAGAATTTAATGCCAAAATCATATAGAATAAGAACCCAACCAGGGGTTGATAAGTCAATTAAAATACAATTAGATCAGGATTTTGAATACTTGGAGATTTTATCACTTAAAATACTCCAAAGTGACATTTACACCAGAGTTTGTTCTGATTATGGTGTTGTTGTTGGTAGAGTTTTAGTTAACGGAGGATTCGGAGTTCCAAACGCAAAAGTATCCATTTTTATTCCAATTAGTGATGAAGACGAAAATAATCCAATCATATCTGAACTATATCCATATAGTTCATTAGATGATTTAAATGAGGATGGGTATAGATATAATTTATTACCGTATACAAAATCATACCCAAGTCACGCCGCAACAGGGACGTTCCCAACGAGAGAAGATGTTTTAACATACGATCCGTTAATTGAAGTCTATGACAAATATTATAAATTTACCGTAAAAACAAATGAAAGTGGTGATTATATGATATTTGGTGTTCCTACAGGGACACAAACTGTGGTTATGGATGTTGACTTATCAGATATTGGGTGTTTTTCTTTATCACCACAAGATTTAATAAATTCTGGATTAGCAACAGAATCACAAGTTGATGGTAATAAGTTTAAATCATCAACAAATCTTAGAGAGTTACCACAAATTATTAGTCTAAATAAAATTGTTGAGGTACAACCATTATGGGGGGAGCCTGAAATTTGTTTATTAGGGATAACAAGAGTTGATTTTGATTTGACAGGTTCCGCAAATGTTAATATACAACCCACATCGGTTTTTATGGGATCAATATTCTCAACACCTGATGAAGATTCTGTTAAAAAAAGTTGCAAACCAAAGATAAACACAGGTAATATGTGTGATTTGATTGCTGGTCCTGGACAAATTTTAGCAATCAGACAAACAATAAATACTGATCAAAATGGTGACCCAATATTAGAACAATATAGGTTAGAGGAAGATGGTAAGTTAATTGATAGTGATGGTGTATGGTTAGTAAATGTCCCTATGAATTTGGATTATGTTACAACAAATGAATTTGGGGAACAAGTTTTATCTAACGATCCAACAATTGGGATACCAACAAAAGGTAGATATAGATTTAAGATAAAATGGCAAAACGAGCAAGGTTTACAAAATAACTTTATGAGGGG